TTTGTGGGTATCAAGGTTTCCTCAGGAGAGACTTGAGGTAATTCGTGGTCAAATGGGGCAAGTTGCTTACGACAGGACATATCGTAACAAACCCCTCTCTGCAAGTATGGATTTGTTCAAAAGAGAGTGGCTTTACAAATGTCAATCTCATAATCATAAATGGTTAGACAGCTATTCAGGTTCAGACATGGTTTCAACTGGAGTTGACCTCGCTGTAAAAGCTGGTGAGGAAAATGACCTGACTGTCTTTTTTACCGTAGCTCTTGATTCTGAGTCTGGTCGATATAGGGTTTTGAATATTCTGGCTAAAAAAATGGAAGCTCCTGCAATATTAAGCACATTTATAGATATATATAGACGATTTCACAAAAATGCAGCTCGTGGTAGGTTTACTGTTGAGGATAATGCAGCACAAGCCTATATCGTCCAGATGATGAAAGATAAGGCAAGTTTTAATGCAAGAGGCGGTACTGACGATGAATGGCGACATATAGGCATACATGGGTACACAACAACAGCTAAAAAGAGGGATACTGAATATGGTATACCTTCATTGGCGGTAGATTTTGAAATGGGACGCTGGGCTGTGCCGGAACACCTTGAATGTAAATCATGGTACGAGGAGATGTTCCGATGGAGTCCAGACGCACACTACGGAGACAGGCTAATGGCAAGTTGGTTTGCAAGAGAAGGTCTTCGTGCGCCAAAACCCGGTGTTTTTATAATGTAATTTAGACATTTTAGATGTCTAAGCTAGACGACTTTAGACACATGGTCTAACAGAAGGTAGATATGAAGAAGCCTAATTTTATTCAAAGAACTCTACGCAGAATGGTAGGGAAATCCTTTGATTTAGACAGTATGTTTCTAACCGGGCAAGAGATGCCGTATAGCAATCTGTCTGGTGGTGGCGTGGGCGGTGCTTACAAATCAAGTGCAACTGCCTATGCGTGTATGCGAAGACAAGCTGTAGACATCTCAAGTGTGCCATTGCTGTTCTTGCGGGACCCAGATGACATGAACAGTGGCATGACCACACCCATACAGGGATTATTTGAGCAACCTAACGGATGGACAAGCCAAGAGCAGTTTTTGCAACAGATAGTTATTATGGCTTTGCTTCGTGGCGACATGATGGCAGTGTTCGATGATGCCCAAAGCCCAACTAAGATGTATTCACATTATGATAGCAATAATTGGTCAGAAATTATAGATACCAAGACAGATAATTTAGTTGGCTGGCATTATCAAAAAGAACACCGAGATTTTGTCAAGCTACCATCTGAGATATTATTTCATAGGTTGCCATCTCCGTATGACCCGTATCGAGGTCAAGCACCACTAACTGCTGCTGTTGACTCAATGAATATAGCCAGGCAGACAGACAGCGTTCACTCAAGCATCACAGCTCGTGGCGGTGAGTCGGGCATTGTATATAAGACGGCACAAGAACTTACTGGCGACCAGCACGACCAGTTGCTAGGTAAATTACAAAACAGACACCGAGGTACTGGGCAAACCCCAAATGATATTTTACTTCACGGTGGTCTTGAGATAATTCCTCCTAGTTTTACTAAAGCTGATGTTGAGTTGCTGACATTAAGACAGCCGGCAGTTGAAACAATCTGTCAAGTGTATGGCATGTCTCCGACCTTGATTGGTCAAGCTAATGAAAGTAATTATTCTACATTCAGAGGCTACATGAAGATATATTGGTTGCAGACATTGCTTCCTTTCCTTAGAGGGCTTGAAAATAGCTTTGACAAGTACTTCGCAAGCAGGCATGGCGTGTATGTCCGGTTTGATATACGAGCCATAGACGCTCTGCAGGACTACCTCTCCGAGAGGAAGGATACTGCAAAGACTTTCTACCAAATGGGTGTACCTATGGTCGAACTAAATCGTAGGCTAAACCTAGGCTTTGATGTGAGTAATGTCATTGCAAGTGAAGATTGTCTGATGCCTGTTAACATGGCTCCAATGTCTGTCCTTGCGGAAGGCGAACATATAGCTATATTAGCTGGGTCAAACGATAGCAACCAGCAACCTCCAGCTAAAGCTATCAAACAGAATAGCGAAGTGACTCCCTCTGAAATCCCTATACATAAAACGGGGATTCCGAGTGAATCTCAACAACAGACAATAGAGCCAGTAGGCGAGTCGCTTCCTATTTTACCACTTGACAGAGTAAAGCATCCAAGCATCAGCATACCATGTAATCGCAGAATAGCTGGAGTATCCAAGAAATACAAAGGGCTATTGCGTAGGGAACTGCTGAATCAAAAATCAAACGGATATAATCAAGAAAAACTAGATGATATTGTAGGGCAATTCGCAAGCAGAGTAATGCTTGAGGGCTGTATCAAGGCACTTGTGTGCGTAAGTGACAAAGATGTTACTGATGCTACATGGGATGAGCTGAAAAGTGCAGTTACAATTACGGATATTGATAAGTGGCAGGGCTTGTTTCCTGACATAGTTAACAATTTGGTTGACAGTCAAGTCGACACACTTGACGACAAGGCAAGAAAAGACACCTATAACAAGGTAATTAACGGTACAAATGCGTACTTGAATGAGCTGGCTGATATGGTTTCCGAAACAGGATTCCAGTTACAGCTCCTCGACTTAGGCATAGACATCGAGAAGGAGTGATTATGTCTCTAATTGAATTAAAAGATGGACAAATGCTGGGCAGTAAACTGATTGACACAAAATCAGGTGGCAGTAAACCAAAAGAAGGCACTGCTCTGGTTTCAACTGCCAATGTGGATTTGGATAACGATATAATCCATCAAGGTAAGAACGATAAAGGTAAAGGCTGGGTGCTTGATAAATTCAACAAGCATGGCCGTATCTTGTGGGGACACGAACACCACATTCCAGCTATCGGTAAAGGCAAAGCCTATATAGATAAATTCAAAGGCAATGACGCTCTACACATGGCGTATGTGTTTGATGTAGATGATGAGTTTGCTGCTGGCATCGCTGGTAAGATGGAACGAGGATTCCTTGACCAGTGGAGCGTTGGCTTTATGACAGTTGGTGACAAGTGGGCGTGGCGTGATGATAGCGACAAATGGGCTGGTGGTGTGGAAATATTTGAAGCATCTCTACATGAGGTGTCTGTTGTGAATGTTCCTGCCAATGCAGACAGTAGCACTTTTGCAAAGTCGTTTCTGAGTGCCAATCCAAACTTGGTTAAAGATGAACATGCAGAGAATAAAGAAGTTGAGGAGTTGCGAGCTGAGTTGAGTTTCTATCGTGACGAACTTGAGGCACGGTTGAAGGCTATTGAGTCAGCAATGAGCTACTCAGAGGAAAAGAATGTTGAAGTTATTGAGGCTGTGCAAGAGATGCAGTCCGATGAAAATGAAGTCTTGGGTAGGTTGGCAACAGCCCTACAGCGATTGACTTCTGATAGATAAGATAAGAATAATTTAACCTGAAAAGGATAACTCAAAATGAGTGAAGAAACAAAAGACAATGCGCTTAACGAAGCCGTTGAACAAATCGAGAAAGCTGTAGGCAAGGTTGATGAATCAACCAAGTCTGTAATAGAAGTTGAAAAGAGCCTCTCAGAGCTACAAACATCCAATGCTCAAGTAGTAAAAGATGTAGTTGAGATGCGAGCTTATTTGGAAGCAGAGCATGGCAAGTCAGGTGCACAGGACTTTGAGCATGAGATGTCAAAGTTTATCAGCAAGGCGTTTAAGCACAACAAGACAAACAAAACCTCCGCTGGCTTTAATGAGAAAGCTGTTGCTGACTACACCACTACTACTGATGCCACTGCTGGTTATTTGGTAGACGACATTCTGGCAAAAGAGATATTTGGGATTGGCGATGCGTATGGAAACATTCTGCCAAGAACCACTCAGATAACTGTTCCTGCCGGGACTACCTTAAAAGTCAATAAAGACCTCCTGTTGCCTATCGCTACATGGCGAGCAACTGGACAGGGTGTTGCAATGGACGAGGACGAGTCAACATTTGCGCAAGCAACACTGACCCCTGCATTGCTTGGTTCTTATGTCAAGATTGCTAACGAGCTTCTTGATTCACCTGATATTGGCTTTGGTGGTATCATGTCGGCAAGAATGGCTCGTTCCATTTTGCTTGCAAAAGAAACCGCAATCCTTGCTGGTGATTTAGAGAACGCAGAACCTACTGATGGTTTGCTTAATGGCGGTCTGGCTACTAATGACCAGACAGCTATTACAACCCTAGGGTTTGACGATGTTGCTGCCTTCTTGGGTGAATGTATCGTTGACTACGCTCCTTCTGGCAACCCTGCTGAAAACCAAATCCTAATGACTCAAGGTGAGTATTTGGGACTTATAGCTTCTGGTGCTATTCTAACCACTCCAGGCTTCTCGTTCTCAGACCCGGCTAACGAGCAACCTGCGAGAATCTATGGATACGAAATTGTCACACATCCACAAATGTCTGGCTTTATCGCTCTTGGTAACTTGAAAGACATTCTGGTTGCGAATAGCGGTCAAATGAGTGTTGACTTTAACCCTTATGCAACTACTGGTTGGACAGCCAACGAGACTTGGATGCGAGTATTCACTCACTGTGATTACGAAATTATGCAACCAACTCAATGGAGTAAAGCAACTATTGATGCGTAGAGCATAAGTTAACCGTGTAGCCTCCACACGGTAAATGGTGTACACCATGTCGGGGCAGGGTTCACGCTCTGCCTCGATAATAAAAGGATAGATGATGGATTTGTTGGCTGGAGCAGGGAACACGACAGTTTTGAGACGCGATGCAAGCGCACCCCTGCTTGCTGGCGCAGGTGAACTGATTGTTGCTTCAGCAGGTGATGCTATTGGCGCAGGAGAAGCATCGATATTGAGTTGGACCTATGCGTCATCCGCACCGGAAGGACTTGGCGGCACAGGTCTTTTGCAAATAAACTGCACAACGAGTGGAGTGTGCAGAGTGTGGTGTGTAATAGAATGGGGCAGTGGCAAAACAGCAGATAATATACATTTCTGGTGCGACAGTGAATACACAAAAACTCATGTCAGCGTTGCTGCTGACACACCGCCACAAATGCAGGGACAAGATTGTAATTTCACGGTTAAGTTCAGTCCCATAAACGGAGACCTGGATACAGAAACAACAACAATTTGCGAAGGCTGTATCTACATCCCGGTTTATGGAGAACCAAACTCAGGAGGCGGTAGCTAATGAGAGAATCAAAACAAGTAATAGTTACTTACATTGGAGCTGACGGCAGGACTCTTGAGTTTACCGCCAAGGACAGCGATGGCGTAGTCTATAATTTAACTAACCTGACTGTGACCATCTCAGCCAAACTTGGAGCAACGGTAAAGATAGATGACAGTGCATGCACTATAGTGTCAGCGGTGGCAGGTACATTTACCTACACGCCCACATCAGCAGAGATAAGTGCTTCTGGTGAGTATGACGCACAGGTTAAACTTGAGAATCAATCAGCAAAAGTAGATTACTTGGAAGCGTTTATTATTGATGTTCGCAGTCCGATTACAGGGAGTTAAGATATGGCAATAGCATTAACCTCAGACCCTATTGTAGCTATAGAGGATGTTAAGGCGGTTCTGAATTTAGACAATGATACAACTGCAACACTTTTAATTAACTCTGTCAGTGAGAAGTTTCTCAAATACACAGAGCGTACCGTATTAAACAGTGCATCGGTTATTGAAACCATGCGTGGTGATGGTACGAGCGTTATATGGTTGCACAGTTATGCTTCGGCAGTAGCAAGTGTAATCTTCCTTGAGAACGGAGTGGCTTCTACCACATACGACAGTGATGACTTCTCGCTTGATACTGTAGGTCGCATTTCAATGCACAGTGTAGCAACTCCTATAAGTGTAGATGAGGAGAATGTTAAAGTAACATACACTGGTGGCTGGGCTACAATTCCCGGTGACATTGTTCTGGCAGCACTGGAGCAAATGCAGGTTGAGAACAATCGCCTGAGTGGTCGTGGTGCAGGTATAAGCAGTGAGTCGTTTGAGGGTCACAGTGTAAGCTATGCACAGAGTGGCATTGTGAGTTCAGTTGAAGATGCTTGGAGAAAGTATAGGATAATGCGATGAAGGCTTTTGCTGAAATTAAGCTAATACGACCTTCCGCTGGTTTACTGTCTAAGGGTATTGATAGCGGGGCGACACAGAAACAAGTCATGAGTCGCTTAGTAAAAACAATGGGCATTGTGCTTGGGGATTTCAAGAAAGAACATCAAGGCAAAATGATACCCAACAAGGGTGGCTATTCAAAAAACAGAAGCCGTGACAGGCTTGGTATTAGGTCGGGTGACTTAAAGAAGGCATTTAAGGATAGCGTCAAAAGGCAAGGCGATACAGTTATTGGAACAAGGGGTGCAGGAGCGCATAAGTACGCAGGTATTCATGAGTATGGAGGCAGAATAACAAGTGGCAACTATATGTGGATTCCACTGCCGGGCGTTCAGATGACTCCTCGTGAGTTTAGGGATAAGAAAGTGTTTTACTTGAAGCGTAAAAAGGGTGACGGCAAAGTTGCTATGTTGATAACTGGTAAGAAATCAGCAGAGCCAAAGTTTACCTTGGTCAAGGAAGTTAAGATACCAAAGAGGGACATCTTGGCTCAAGCTCAAAGAGCAATCATGGATAAAGCTACAAACAGATTCCAAGATGCAGTCGTTGCAGTATTGGAAGGAAGATAAATGGCTATTCAAAAAATAACAGACAACATGAGGAACAGTATCTTTAGCCTGATATTTGCAAGGCTTGAGACTATTCGCATAGCAGGTGGATACAACACCTCTCCGATTGTCACCACAGAGCCACTTGATAATAACGCAAAAGACACTCCTGTTGTGTGGGTCTCTGCTGGGTCGGAGCGATTTGGAGATGCTTTCACAAACAGACAATACAATATGGATTTTGATATAATCATTACGGGCTATGTCACAGAGGGACATGGCAACATACAGCTTGAAATGAATAAGCTATTACAAGATGTCAGGAGTTGCATACATAACTATGTAGATGACTTCCAGACAGCAATCGGTTCTGGCACAATCTTCAAATGGGGAGACTGTGAAACAGATGAAGGAATGTTATTGGCAGAGGGAATGGGAATGTTCGCTCAACCTATAACAATCACCTATAGACAAGGAGTGGACTGGTAATGCCTCTCTACAAGAATGTTAGTAAAATTGGACTCGTACTCCCTGGAGTCGGCTTAGTGAGTTCTGGCGAGGAATTTGAGTCCACCAATGAAGGCTTTATCAAACTCAAGGCTATTGAGCTGGTAAAGAAAGAAATCAAATCAAAGAAAGTCGCTAAAAAAAGCGAGACAGGGAGTGATGAATAATGGCTTTTTTCGTAGGAAACAACGGAAGTATCGTTGTAGCTAAAGAGTCTACTTACGGCACAGACCCCGGTTCGGGTTATGATACTCTATTTGGTATCGGCTCAACCTTAGCACTAAAGAATACTCTAATCGCACCAGCTCACCTGAGCATTAATCCAGTAGCTAACACTGACTGTGTGCCTAGATTTGTTGATGGCGAGATTACTTGCAACTGGTCAGAGGAAGCAAGCGTGATGGACGAGCTTCTGAAATCAATGTTTACTGGCGGTGGTGCAACTGCATACACAATGTCTGGCGCACCGGCCAACGCAAGCGTTACTGCTGTGACTGCATATAGTACTGCTTTAGGGTATGTCTACACAGGACTTGTAGCGACCAGTTTCAGTATGGAGATTAACCCTAATGATTATCCCGTTGTTACAATGGGATTCATTGGGCAGAATTGTGTCAAAGATGTCTCTAGCCCAGCCACCGGTACACCGGATATTGCAAATATCGCTGCACCGTCAGCGGTAACTGAGGTTACTATTGACGGAACGGCTCTCGGTGCAAAAAACATTACAATCAATGCCAACCGTGAGTACACGGGTGGAGACAGGGCTATTGTTGGTGCGTCCATGATTCATCAGCCAGTAGAATCTGGAGTCAGGTCGATGGGGCTATCAATGACAGTTGAATTGTCAGACGACACTGGATTCGATTCAGTTGATGTGCTTGACCAGTTTTTGTCAGCCACTACCACTAACCTTGACCTCGGCACAATTATAGTTGGTGAAGGACAAAGTGAAGTTACTTTGACGGACTGTCGTATAGTTGGTGACCCACCAAGTCTTAGTGCAGGAATGACTGAGTTCCCAATCAATGTAGAAGCAACCGCATGGAGCATGGCGGCTCTTAATGCGTAAATAACCAACGGGGAGGCTTTGACCTCCCCTTAGCTTGGAGGCTAAAATGAGTGTTAGTGATATTCTAAAAAAGAATCGGTTTGTTATTACTGTCAACGGCAGTGAGTATGAAGTTCGCAAAGTTCAAGGCTATATGGCGTTGGACGCAATGGGTGCAGATGCTATGGCAATGCTATCTGAGGGTGGAGAGCAAACACCTTGGGAAAAGCAGAACTACAAGAAGCAGATTGCATACATGAAGTCTTATATGAAAATAGCAATGGTATCACCTGCTCTTGGTGATAAGACTGATGCCGATAACGACATTATATGTGCCGAGGATATGGGCGATGATTTTGGTAGTTTGTTTGGTGAGTTGATGGACTCGATAGAAACTGATGCAGATGTTTTTCCAGAATCCTCCGAGGTGCTAGAGGAATGAAAACCGCTGAGATACTAGATGCGATTGCTCAGAGATACAGCTGTCTGCCTAGTGCGTTAGTAAAACTAGACCCTGTTGAATTGGCATTTAATTATGAGGTTATAGCAAAAGCCTCAGCGAAGTAGGAACAATGGCTAAAAAAGATGCAAATATTAGCATAAGGGTTAACGCCACTGCGGTCAACGCAGGCCTAAGTAGTGTTGCGGTACATCTAAAGCATCTTGAATCATCAGCATTAAAAGCTGGCGTAGCTATGAACACGATGGGTAACCAAGCCACTGCTGCTGGGAAGAAAACAAGCGGGTCTTATGCTAAAGCCCTGAATGACAGCAAAAGACTCCAGCGTTCAATAGACCCTATTACTGGCTCTTACCAAAAGCTAGGCGAACAGGGCAAGATGTCACTTACTAGCATAAACGATGGAATGATTAAGTTACTGCGTGGTCGTGCTGGTTTAGTTGTTTTGGGCTTGATTGCTAAACAAGCATTTGATGTTCTTATTGGTAACATGATGAGGTCGTCAAAGGAAGCTGCAAAGCTGACTGGTAAAGTTGAGACTCTTGCTCTACAAATAGAAACGCTTACACTAGGCACAGACCAAGAGAGATTGTTCCCTCCAAGTATGGAGCAAGACATCTTGAGTTTAGCCGTAGCTTTTGGTGAAACCTTTGAAGCTATTGGTAAAGCTAGGTACGATGTTGTGTCTGCTGGCTTTATTAAAACAGCAGAGAGTGTGCAGGTTTTAGATTCTTCATTACGCCTAGCTATTGCTGGTGTAACTGACTCGGCTACTGCTACAAAATTACTCGTTGGCGCAATGAAAGCCTATGGAGCTGAGGCTGATGAGGCTGCTAGGTTCTCTGATGTTTTATTTGCTACAGTCCAGAAAGGTATTACAACAATACCAGAACTGGCTGGCTCATTTGGTAGGGTCGCTGCGATTGCAAGCATAGCTAAAGTCCCTATTGAGGAAGTCGGGGCTGCGTTAGCAGTAATGACTCAAAAAGGTCTTAAAACATCCGAAGCAACGACAGCCTTGAGAGCGTTACTAAAAGCCCTGTTGGACACATCAAGCACGGCTGGTCAAGAATTAAAAGCAATGGGCATTGACCTTGAGAGCGGTCTTGGCGGTGCGCTGATTTCAATATCACAAGCATCTGGCGATAGTGCCGAAGCACTAAAGGCTATGTTCGGCAATACTAGGTCGTTTACTGCTGCTGCCTCCATTGGTACAGATGGTGCGAGGCAATACTACGAAGCACTAAGGCATATTGAAGGTGCGTCTGATGTCGCTGCGAAAGCACAGGAGTTACTTGCTGATTCTGCTGAGAGGCAGACAGCAAGAATTGAGGCTGCTGAAAAAAGGCTTCAAGCTATAGGCGGTCGTGGCTATGCTAAACAAATGACTCAATCAGCAGATGAGGTAATAGAGTCTTTAAATTCAATGTCAGGTGTGATTGACGCTACAGGGCAACACTCCGGAGCTGTGCTTGCAAAATTGGAACTGGAGTGGAAGGAGTTTTCTGCTGAAGTGAAACCCTTAGCGTCAGTGCTTGCCGCTACATTTGGGACTCTTGCTTTGGCGGTTGTTTTGCTGTTAGACACCATACTATATCCGATGAATAAGCTAATCCAAGGGTTCTCGTGGCTCGGAGAAAAAGTAGGCTTAATCGACCCCCTTATTGAATCAATGGGTACGGAAACAAAAGAATCTGCTGCTGCTATGGAATTGTTAAATGCCAAACTAGCGGAGATACTACTTCCTCTTGAAGATGTCGCTGAGGCTACTGGCGAGATGGTGAGCCGACTATCAAGGTCAGATGTTCTTGCAATTAAAATACAGAAAATTACAGACGCCTTCAATGACGGTAAAATATCTGCTGAACTATATGTTAGTCAAATAGAAAGAATAAATGACGAGCTAGATAATACACCATACGACAGAATCAAGTCTCGTGTAGACTCACTCAGGGGATCTATGAGTAACCTGACTAGCTCTATGGATGCTGCAAGACTAAAGCAATGGAATAAGGAAAGTAAAGAATATCTCGATTTGATTAGTGAGGATGAGGAAGACGTAGCTGACTTATTGATTGACCCAGAAGAATCGCTTGGTGAGATGGCTTCGTGGGAGCAATTAAAGACATACATAAAGTCTGTGCGTAGATCATTAGAAAAACCAATAGCTGTCGATGACAGCGAATACACCGAAGCCTTAAACAACATGACAAGGGATGAGTATCTGGACTATTGGTCTTACCAAGAAGAAAAGATAGATAATGTTAACAAAGCCCTGTCCTCATTATTCAGCAATGCCGGCTCTTTTAAGGGTGTTGATTATTCCTGGGATTTGCCAGACGTCGCTCCAGAAGACGAGTTGTTGGATGCAGGTATGGAGGGGCTACAGGCTATGACAGCCGAACAGGTGAAACAGCATGAGCTGTGGCTGGCAAACAAAGAGAAAGCTAAAGACTTTTCTGATGAGTTACGAAAAACAGCCGAACAGGTTTCTGAAAACTTTAGTAGCAGAATCAGTGGTAGCCTTATGGATATAATGTCAGGTTCAAAGAAAGCAGGAGACGCTTTCAAGGAAATGGCAATGGGAATGATAGCTGACATGACACAGATGACAATTAAACTGCTAACATTCAACCTACTAATGAGTTCTCTGGGTGTGCCTGTGAGCAGCCCTGAAATAGGTGGCATGGCTAAAGGTGGCGATATTCCCAAAGCTGCTGCTGGAATGATGATTCCAAATACGGGTCAAGCTGGACTTGATTCTGTTCCGTTTATAGGTATGCCAGGTGAGGGTGTTATTAAAAGAAACACAATGCAACGCCTAGAGAGATTCCTTTCTTCAAGTGAGTCTAGTTCAGCTATGGGCATACAGCCTATTGGCGGTGGCTCACCAATGATGGTTAACTTTAATATAGCAAGACCGCAATCGGCAAGCGATAGTGTTGGTATGGCAAGGACAGTAAGTAGAATGGCAAGAGAATACAACAGGAGAGTAATGTAGTGAGTGCTAATAATCCAACTCCTTTATTTACCTTAGTGAGAACTGAGACTTTAGAAGATTCTGAGGGATTAGACTATACCACAGGTAGCAGTGAAGCTAGTTTCAGCGATGAGATAAAACTTATTGATGGCAATGGTGAGCCATGTGCTATCCCATCTGCTCAAGGTGTAGAGGATTTGGATTATGAGTATGAATATATTGACGGCTCAAGAGGCGGTATCAACAGGGTACTGCGACAGAAAATAACATTAAAGTGTGATTTTTTAACAGGCGAAACACGCAGGAAGTTGCACCAGTGGAAACAAGATAGAGCTAAGGTCAGGTTTACTCCCGGCTATGGTTCTAAAACTGAATGTGCGTGGCGACCTGTTCCCGACTCAACTACGCATGACTTGACCGGTAGATATGAACAAGATGAAACTAACTCAGATACCGAAGCTCATTATGTATGGGATGATTATCTTATGGACGGCATGATGCGTAAGTTTGAGAATGATGCGTCAAGACAGATTAAGACTTCTGCTGGAACAATGCAGATGTTCTCTGATGGCTCTGGCACGAATCACGCTAACCCAGCTACGCCAGTAAGTGACGGTAGTGGGTGGAGTGTAGCTGATGGTTATCCAATGACAGGCACTTATATCGAAGACGGCTTTGGCTGTACTGGCTGTCCTGATTCATGGCGATACGACTTTGCGTCCACATCAAGCAATGGCTATCTTTATTATCCCATACCAACTGGAATGACATTTGACAGCGATAGTACAGTGTGTATTACTGTGTGGTTAAAAGGAAACCTATCCTCCCTTGCTCGCATGAGACTAAGAGCAACACCGGATGATTATGTTGACGCTGACATTGGCGAGATGGATTTATCCTCATGGACTCCGATACACCTAACCCTTAACACTGATTGGACAGTTGCTACCGATAGGCATATTTTAATTTACTCCCATTCTGCTGACGCTGTAGGTGCTTTAGAGGTAGGTCCAATAATAATAACTGATAGTGCTTCAAATTACACAGAGCCGTTTCCTCAGTGGAGCGAGACTGGCGAAGCACCGGCGACAGAAAGAATCAAACTTACTGATGTTGAATACCCAGATTCAGGAACACAGACAGCTTCTTTTTGGTTAAGTGACAGGGTGAGCGATTTACGCATAGCGGCATTTGATGTTTCTTATAGAGGTGATGGGGGTGGGATGTATATAGTTAATACGGGGTCGGCTGAGAGTGCTTCTCTGACTTGGAATGATGGAACAGAAAATCAGAGCCAGTCTTTTGATTACGACCTACTGAACTTCGGTGGAGTTAATGTCGCCTCCGTAGTCTACTCAACAAAGGACATTAAATACTACATCAATGGGACTTACATAGGAGAGGATTCGGCAGAGTTTGGTGACTTAGGGGTAGATGATTTAGATATAGGCAACGCAACAAGCTATGGCGGTTCGGGCATACACGGACTGCTGACCTTTAGGCTCGATAGAGAAAAATTGACTGCTGATGAAGTAGCTGACCTACATAAGCAATTAACAGACCCTGGTTCTCTTGAGGTAATAGTACCTGCAAGGGGCAGGGTGTTTAGAATAGACTCAATACCTTCAACGCCAAGAGCAACTTCTGGTGGTACTCACTGGATAGGAACTCTTGTTTTAGAACAAGTGGATTATGAATCAAGTCTTGAGGACTTAACAAGCAAGGAGTATTAGAGATGAAGAAACTTTTAATTATGGCATTGGCGTTGGTTGTTGCGGTCGGTGCTTTTGCAGAGCCACCACAGTTTATTAACTCAGAAGCTAGTGGCACGGATGCTGTAGTACTAGAACCACCGGGAAATATCAGCTTCATCGAAGTGTTTGCGCCAGACGAGGATGTTACTGTGAGTCTTTGGGAGTTCACCGCTGCGGATACATTTAAGCAAAAGTACCCATATTATAACACAGACAACTGTGCTGAGTGTGATAGTATTTACACAGTTTATGCAGGCATACCACGCAAATTTACTGGTGCGTTTGATACGGACTTAATTTACATTGCCAGACCAAACGCTACAAAAGTTGAGGTGTCAGCACGATGAAGTATTTTGTTCTACTGATGTTGCTTATTGCTATGCCGTCAATAGGGCAACACGCAACACCGTTTACAATGGGTGGAGATGATAATGAAGATGGCATGATTGGCGGTGTTACGGGAGACGCTGGCGTGAACCTCTTTAATGCCAGCACCGCAGGTGGAGTTCAAGGAAGCGGTAATTGGCTTGTCCAGTCCCCGATAGTTGTAACTCTGGGTACAGAAGACTCTGACGGTGGCACTGATGGATTCACGTATTCAACAGCCAGTGCTGCTGCGTATAAGCATGGTACTAATCACCCCATAAGAATGCCACTTCACACCGACGGTTATCTTGGTGCTGGTAAAAGTCTTTGTTGGTCTATTTGCGTCCAAAACGTAAACACTCCGGCAGGCACAAGAATACAACTTTATTCACAATCGGGTGGAGCTGCATGGATATTGAGAGTAGATTGTAATTTCGCCAGCAGCGGTACTTCAAAGATAATTAGTACGGTCGTAGCGAGCTCAGCCTTGACGGCTTTAGGTGGCTCAGCCTCTTACGAGAGCTTAGGAAGCGATTGGTATCGAGTATGGGGAACTGTCCCGATTGACACTGCTGGTGAATGGGATGATTGGGAGATAAGGCTTCTTCCGTGGATAGCATCAACAGCTACCGACGCGGAGATTATGTATTGTTTCCCACAAGTAAATCCAGGAACAGAGCCAGACACATTCGTACCAGTGGTAGTAGAATAAATAACACGAGGTAACAATGGGATTACTGACGACACCTGAAAAAACTGGAATAGATAACGGCTACCCCATAAGGCAAGTGTGGAAGATATGGTGTCCTGAGAGCGTGTCTCATAGTGCTTATGGTAGCCAAACAATAGAGGACACTGGAGACTCAACCGTTAACCCTAGAGTACTAGACGCTGGCGAAAGAGATTTTAGTTGCTACAACTTATCTATTGGTAATCCCGGTGACTTCGAGATACCTGAATACACAATAGAGGTAAGCAATGCTGAGGGAGAGTTTTACCCAGCGATAGCAGGTTCTTTTTTCATACACCCCACTACCGCCTATGAAGCCTTGCCTCAAGAGTGTTATTTGACACATGAGGTGTATGTTGGTTCAACTTCCAACAAGTTGCCATGTAGTTACATAGGCTCTATAGTATCAATTAGCTACGAAGACACATCAGGGATGGACTCCCTAAAGCCTGCCATGTGTGTTATAGCTACTGAGCCAACTGTTATATCTAGGGTGCTAAACACGGAATGGACAGAGGATGTCCACTCTAATGAGAGTGCAGTTGGATTATCTTCTTGGGTACTAGAAGGGACGGACTGGTAACATGGCAATGCCTGCATTATGGTGGTCGCTAAGCGGTAGTGCTTCTTGGAGGAGCGCATGTAGATTTAAGAACGACTGGAGCGGTGCTACTGTATATTTTCAGTCAGGTCGCGCGAATAGGGCTGTTTGTTATGACGGTGATGGTATTTGGCAGGGAGTAGACTCATCAATGGAGCTGGATACACAATGGGGTACTTTCTACTGGGTGAGACAGAATGGTCCACTGGCTGGTTCTGCTATGCCGTCACTAGGTGTTGCTGTCTCGCAGACTACCCAGAGGCACTACCCTAGATATTTAGAGACATACTCGAAGGGAGACATCTTTCCTTTCGTAAAAGGGGCAGACGATGCTCATCACAGCCAAAGGCTATTAGGGTTCTCTAGTTCGCTTGGGTCTACGGCTGGCTCGGCTGTTTACTATGTAGCCTACTACAACGCTGACTATGATGAAATAAACGCAGACCCTCAAGACACCTCAGTGGACAGTTATTGCACCCTGTACCACTCCCAGCCTCCCGTGTATTACGGTACGGTGGCTAAGGTTATCTCTGCAATAATAATGGAGCTTATGGACATCAGTGACAATGCACTAGGTATATCTGATTTTATAGACACAAGTTCATTTGACGATGCCCATGACGCTCAGCATGACCATGACGGTGATTACGGTACAAACAGACCACACATCGTTGCTTATGCAAAATATGGTGAGCCTGTTGTTGACACAATAAAAAGGTCGGCACGACACGCATGGGAGTACTTGGGTGTAGGTATAGACACAAAACTTTGTTATAGAGAACGAAATGCTGATAGTGTTTCAACTATTAACAAAGACACTATTGTTGGCAATGTCGGTTTTTCATATACAGAAGAATACCTTTACAATAAGCTAAACATAAGAGCCGGGGTAGGTCGGTTAATATATAATTGGGATGAGTCACCTGCCGATGGCGACACCCCTAACATTGATGCTTCTAATTTCGCTGGCGGAGAATCCTTGACTGAGGATATAAGCGAGGACACTGCTTTGTATTTATTGAAGACAAAATCAGTGAGTGCGTCTATAGCAAAATACGGTGAGAGACTTGTTCCCGGCACAGAGCAGGATGTCGATAGGGCTTTGAGGTTCAGGACGGGAGACAGGCGCAGGACTCCACCTCCATCGCTAAAGCTAAAAAGAAACCAGACGATACCGTTCATATCTCACCCATACTTCCCTGACATATATGACCTTAATTATAGTAACAGAACAGCTAAATACATGGAGCAATTAGACGAGGAGTCTGAACCTAAAAGAGAAATCACTATTACGCAGAATTTATATGGTTTGGATTATGACATAGGACATGTCGTGACGGTTGACGGCATAACAGGACAAGGCGACTCATGGGAAGCAGTGTGTTTTAGTAAAAAAATTAACTTTAACAACTTGACAGTAACATCAACTCTCGTAGAAAGAGCAGGATAGCAAATGAACATTATCATGGAAATTAGTTTAGGACAAATTATCTCAGTAGCCACAGTTGGTATAGCTTTGATAACATTCTTTGTTAACCAGAAATATAGAGGCGAAAGCATAGAGGGTACGCTCGCACAAATGACAACCCTAATGGAGCGACATGATAAGAGACTTGTGAAACTAGAGGAGTTCCGCATTGAATATGAAACAAGATACAAAGTAGAACATGCTAAATAAACAAGTATCAGAGAGCTTTCATTTGAGAGAGTTTGCCTGTTCTTGCTGTGGGCTATACGCTCCGCTAAGGGCAGAGCTTGTCCTTGCATTGCAGGAGTTACGAGACTTGGTTGGTAAACCGATACATATCAACAGTGGCGTACGATGCGCATCGTATAACACAGCAGTTGGTGGCAGTAAGAAGTCGCAACACTTAGAGGGCAGAGCGGTAGATATAGTTGTAGGTGGAATGAGTCCAAAAGAATTAGCTAACTATGCCAAGCAGGTGCATAGTTTTCAAAATGGTGGCATCGGAGTTTATGAGGACAAGGGATTTGTTCATGTAGATGTTCGAGGCAAATTAGCAAGGTGGTAAAAGATGGAATGGTTAAAGAGTACAAAACTATTGGTTACTATGTCAGCAATGTCAATGGCTTTCATTGGCAACCTGCTCGGCACAATCAACGGTGAGTCTCTGGCTGCAATCTTGATTGGTGTCAGTGGTACATTCGTTGCAGGTAAATGGGCTGAATACAAGAATATGGCATCGTGATAACGGTGTTGCTTTGGCTTAAAAAGTTTTGGGGTGCGATAGTGGTTGCTTTTGCTGTAGTAGGATATTTACTTAGAAGCAGAACTCCCAAGCACCCCAGTGACAGGGAGTCATGGCGTAGGCGTGAAATACTCAAGGAGCTTGAAGATGAGGATAAGAAGGACGCTGTTGATACTTTGGTTGATAGGCTTGATGACGACTTCGAGGAGCGTAGAAAACGCATACTGTCAAGAGCAAGATCTATCGAGAAGTGAAGCAACTGAGTTGTTTAACTTAGTTGATAAGCAGGAGTACGATATAACTGTACTGAAAATTGAGGCTGCTTACCAGGACAGTTTTCATACCCTGGAGCTTGATAGGCTTGAGTTGTTTTATGTTGAAAGAGAAAAGGAACTGAAAGCTGAAAAACGCAGACAGTTCCTTTATAGTATTCTCGTCACCACAGTTGCGGGTGTATCAGTGTGGGTCGGTGCTACTGCTGTTAAGTAGCAAATATCACTCACTGGTCTTCAATAAAGGCCAGGCCACAGTAGCGCAAATTGCTACCTGACCATTACCGATTGCCTTCAGTCTCGCAACTCTGTCTGTCTTTTTCGTTGTTACTCTATCAATATCACTAATGTCCGCAATATCTTCTCTCCAAAAACTGCCGTCAATAACTGACTCTTTCCACTGATTAAAAGCCTCTCTGGATAATGGCTTCAAATCAGTCCAGCCAATAGGCCAGCCCATTAACCATTCGACCCAATCAGGATTCAACACTGCTGTTGATTCTGCTTTATTTTCTACGCAATCGGGTAACGAATTAGTCTCTGGGTTTCTGCCAGTCCTTGCTATTGTATCTGGCAGCCTTACTCCCTTGTAATCTCTTGCTGCTGGTGTAGGATATTTTTTAACTGTGTCAGAAAGATTCAAACTATGACTACTGTTGCCATCTTTTGACAATCTTCTTCCAGTATCAGTCAGAGTTGCATCTGGATGCTCACACTCTTGGCAGGTCGGTGTTGGATATAATTTTTTATCCTCCAGATGGTGAATAGCGTCACGCAACTTTACTCCCCACCTAACACCCTCTTTGTTTTTCCTGCTGAATGAGCCTTCATGTAGCTCAACATTCTTGACTATACCGCCCTCAACATCGGACACTGTTGGCGTAGGAAACTTCAACCTATTTTTCACCTGCTCCGAATATGGTATTCCCTCCTCAACTTCTGCATTGAGATTTGGAATTGGATGTTTTCTAACACCACCATCTGGATATCTCTTCTCATATTGCTTGCTTGCTGTCGTTGTTGGCGTATGCCACATCTGCCGTTGTTTTTTCTGGTGATTATCCCACGCCTCAATCTGGTGCGGGTGTACACAGTCTCTCAGGTTAGCTGGTTTGTTTCTACCCGGTCTAGCTTGCGTTGCTTCCTTTTTCAGCGCACTCTCGCTCTTTGGCGGAAGCTTGTCCATCGTTGTCGGAGTAGGAAACACTTGTCGCTCTAATCCAGATTCTATTGCGCTTATGCCATCCTCCCAGTTTATCAGCTCCCAGCACACCCCATTTTGCAGCATACCCCATTTCGGCAAGGTCACTGATGACCACGGCAAGTCCTCTTGAAACAAGCATTGGTGAGTTCTCCATGTACGCCTCTCTAGGTCGTATCTCACAAATAACTCGTGCCATTTCTGACCAGAGTCCTGATTTTGCCCCCTCGATTCCTGCCCCTGCTCCTGCAACTGAGATGTCTTGGCATGGGAATCCGCCTGTGATAACAAGCTGTTCTCTGATTCCTTGCATTGCTTTGATGAACTCGGTACACTCTTGGTTGTCGATTCTAAAGGTGCAGATGTCGTCCCAGATAGGGAACGCAGGTAGGATTCCGTCAGCTTGCCGTTGCAATAAAACTCTGCGTGGGTAGTCTTCGATTTCAACTGCGCCAATGGTTCGCCACCCGTGCAACATGCCTCCGATGATGCCGCCCCCCGCTCCTGCAAATAGTGCCAACTCATACATTGTTATCCTTTTGTTAACTGCCTAAATCAAACTCAGTTGTTTTGATTTAATGTTTTAGTTCTCATCACAGTCACCTAAAATTTTACCTATTAAAACAGAAAATCCAGAGTACATTCTTTTCAGATGTTCAAGGCATTCTGCTTTTGCCTCAATTTCTGTCTTATCCGGCTTGCCCACAGAGTGCCCTCTATTTCCATGCCAGAACATTGCTTCCCATAATCCCGAAACATCTTTTCGGACAGAGTAATACGCCATCCCTGCATTTGTAGAGTGTTCAAGCCACGGTATATCCATGCAATATTCGCCCAAACAAGAAAGAGGATTGTTTCGGTCTGTTGTTTCTATCCATTTCATATTTTATTAACTCCTTTTTCAACCAATTCAATTAAGTGGTTATCATTGCCTTGTATAACTGCGTCATACATCGCTTCTTCATTTTCAAGGCATCTTCCTTGATTTTATAGATTTTCATTGATTCGCTTCTCTGCAATTTTGAAATAATTTTCATCCAATTCAATACCGATAAAATTGCGATTTGTATTGACACATGCAACTCCTGTCGTGCCTGAACCCATCGTGAAGTCGAGCACCGTTTCGCCCTCATTTGTGTAGGTTTTTATTAGATATTCCATAAGTGCTACTGGTTTTTGAGTTGGGTGTTTTCTGTTTTTATCACCTTCGGTTGCTACAAACTGTATAGACCTTGGATAATTTCCGATTTTTTGAACATAGTCACCACCATCATAATTTGAATATAGGTTTGAACTTTTGTTTTTTCTTCCATTTTTAATATTAACCTCAACTGTCCCCTGCGGGTAGTAATTTACTTTTTCTTTACTAAAAACTAATATATTTTCATGTTCTTTTAGTGGTTGCGTTTTCACTTGATAAAAGTTAGTAGGTTTTTGCTTCTTCCACACCCAATCATACTTGTAATTCTTAATATTACTCATTCTCAAAGCACTACTAAAAGGCTCACTACCAAAAAGAACTATAGCACCATTTGGTTTTATTAGTTTGTTTAGTCTTTTCCACATCTCATCAAAAGGAATTATACTATCCCATTTACACGCTGTTGTCCCATAAGGAGGGTCTGTTATTATTGCATCAACTATTACACCTTTAGCTATCAACTCATCCATAACCTCTAAACAGTCGCCTTTGTATAAATCTATCTTTACCATCTTTCAACTCCTTATTGTGGACGCAAACGAGAAAATAAATCTTCTGCATTGATTCGATTCTCTGCAATTTTGAAATAATTTTCATCCAATTCAATACCGATGAAGTTACGGTTTATTTGTTTCGCCATCTTACCTGTTGTCCCACTACCCATAAATGGGTCAAGAATATTGTCACCTTCATTGCTCCACGAAATAATATGGTCTTTTGCTAACTTTTCTGGAAATACTGCTGGATGATTCTTTGCATCTTTTGATTTTGTTGGGCAGATAGTCCAGAGATTTTCGGCATCTTTTGTTTCTCTATCACAATCTATAGTTTTTAGAATTTGAGAACCATCTTTTTGCCTAAAATATGATTTTTCACCTTTATAATTCTTCCTCACTTTTTCTTGTTGTATTGGCGTAAACGATTTTGGCTTGCCTTTGGAAAACACAAACATATATTCAAACGTGTTTGCATACCTTCTCAATGTTGGGTAGGCTGGAGCGTAGTTGCTTTTATGATAAATCATTGTGTCCAGAAGATTGAATCCGCAATCTTCAACAAAATATATTGCCTGTTTGAACGATGTTAAAGACTCACAGAAATTCTTAGTTTCATCTCCAACAACCCAAACAACAACACCACCCTTTTTGGTAACCCTAAACAATTCCTTAGCAATACTTTCAAAATCAAATGAATACCCGTTATAATCACGCAAATTGTCATATGGTGGAGAGGTAACTGTTAAATCAATACTTCCATCATGAATATCTTTCATCTTCTCCAAGCAATCACCTTGTATCAATTCAATCTTTACCATCTTTCAACTCCTTAACTAATTTCTCGTTTGCGTCCACAATCTTCTGCATATCCTCAACGGATATTTCTTTTTCCAAAGGCTCGAAGAAATAAACCTTTTCATCTTCTGTCTGAAAATACTCTTTCGTTACTTTGATGACTTTCATATTTCACTCCTTTAATTAAACCATTGAATCGTCATAAGATTGCATATATCCAAACGCCCTAAGTGTTCTTATCTTCTCTAGGGCATCTTCCTTGATTTGTTGAATACGACTACCGCTCAAGCCTAGCATTATCCCTATACTCTTGAACTCCAAAGCGTCATTGCCCTCAAGTCCGTAGTATAGCTTCAACACCCGCGCCTCTTTGGGTGTCAAGTTGCAGAGCATCAGCTCAATACAATCGTTAAGGCTTTCGACAGCGAGTGCATGGTCTGGCAAGTGTCCTGACGTATCCTCAAGGAAGTCTAAGAATGTATCCCCATCTTCGTTGCCCACAAAATCATCAAGCGACAGTCCGTCACTAAGAAGCGGAGCTGTGTCGTTTATTACGCTGACTGAAACACCAAGCTCTTTTGCAATCTCCTCCCTAGTCGGCTCTCGTTGTAGTTTTTGTAGCAATACGCCAGATACTTTTTTGGTTTTGTTTACCACTTGAGACTTGTCAAGTGGCATCCTGACAGCTTTTGAATAGTCGCCAATCGCTTTATGGATTGACCTCTTTATCCACCAAACAGCATAGGATATAAACTTTAACTCTTTAGTTTCATCAAATGTTTGAGCAGCACGAATGAGTCCCATGTTGCCCTCACATATTAAGTCCTCAAGTGGAATACCAAAGTTGGTAAACTTCTTGGCAACGGTAACTACAAACCGCAGGTTGGAATTAACTAGCCTGTCTAGTGCCTCCTTGTCACCCCTGCGGATACTGCGAGCTAACTCACACTCTTGTTGAATGGTGAGTATTGGGTAGGCATCTATTTCTTTGAAATAAATATCCATGCTTGTTGGTTTCTTGTCATTTTTTTGTAGTGAGCTTACTTGCTTCATGTATAGTCCTTCCTGCTAAAGCTATTCCGATTGCGTCCGCTATTGCCTTGTCTTTGTAGTCAACTCCAGTTGGAGTAACATACGCCCTTGACGCAGTAACCATTGCCGTCTTGTCTGCGTTGCCTATACCAGCTAGAGACTTCTTGCCTTGCTTGGGTTTTACCCTCACTACTTCTAATCCTTTTGTAACTGCGTGATGAATGATTGCTCCTATAAGCTGTGCTTGGTGCAAGGTGGATATGTTTACAAACTTCTTGTTGAGAACATTCTCCTCTATGCACAGTACATCGCCAACCGAGAAGTACCATTTCATCTCATGTATGATTGCCTCAAACCTATGTTCAAGCTGTATGGCATCACCATGTCTTGTTTTAGCTTTGACCTTAATACATTTGGGCTGTTGTATCTTAGCTCCATTAAGAAGCACAGCTCCAGTTGCGTTAAGTGAGGGGTCAACTCCTATGTATTTCACTCACCTCTCCTTATTTGTTCCCTGTAAATCATTTCCCATTGGTAGAGCTGAGGCATGCCACCCTCAACAGTCACCCAGCCTATAGTTGTAGATGGGTATGCACTATCCCTCATGCACTTGTACTCAACTTTCTTTTGGTCAAACATACTGCCACCCTCAATAGCTAGGTATGGATTCATGGTTGTAGATACACCACTAAACAAGTGATGGCTGTGACCAGACACAACATTGACATTGTACTTATCTGCTAGTGCGATAGCTACTCTGCCAGGTATCTTGGAGTAACCTTTTTGATGCGAGTATCGCCAGTCACCAACAGGGCTACCCTCCATAATCATGTAGTATCTCTCAGTGATGGTAAACTTTTTCATCAAGTTGGGTGGCTCACTGCCGTCTTTATCTCGCCAGTCGTTAGATGGCACAAGGTACATTTGGAGTATTGAGCTAAACGGTACAGCTCCATCCAGCTTTCTAATAATACGATAATCATGGTTGCCTAGCACGACATAGATAATATCAAATGTATTATATAGCACCCGTAGGTATTCATAGATAACTCGTCTCGCTCTCTCTGTCTCTGGAACTGACCTACCTACATAGCTTGTCTCCCAGTGACTCGCCCAATCAGCATCAATAAAGTCACCATTGAGTATGCAGACTTTCAGCCCTCTCTCCTTAGCCTGAGTCATAGCGTCTACGAAAGCCTTCTTATTAATGTATGGTGCATGGCAATCTCCAAGTATCATGCAGTCTTGGTATGGTACTATAAGTTCAGGAGGGAGGAGATTTGGCACATCTGGCAGTGAATCTAGTTCTTTAACTAGGTCAGGCAGTGTGCGTGAGATAGATGCTACCGTGTGAGGTAGTTCAAAGTGACCCTTCACCGCTTTGCTTGCTTCTGTTTTAGTCATGTCTTGTAACACGCATCCTCTAAAATAGTCAGCGTGTACTGCTCCAAGTTTTATTTTATATGCTGGCACTAATCACTCCTTGTTAAAAGAACATCCCTATCATAGCCAGTACTAGCACTGCGCTTAATGCCATACCGCCAATAACTATAACCATGTCTTTTTTAGTCATTGCTTGCTCCTTAGTTCAGCGACTCAATAAATCTACCAATAACCCCACATCCACCTGGCGCACCTAAATCAATTAGCGGTTCACTCTCAGTTGACCACACGCCTCTCCTGCCAAACTCGTCAACACCAGCAACTCTGATAATTGACATCCCGACAGGAGTCTCTGTTGTCAGCTCAGGATTGATTGTAGTTCCAAACGGTTGCCAGCCAGCGTTATCTACATTCTGTTCAATCTCGTAGTAAACTACTGGCGTACCTGTCGTTGGTGCTGTCCATGTGTAGGTTACTGTGACGGCACTTGCTTGTCCGACCATCATCAGTGTTAAGATGATTGCTGTGATTAGTTTTTTCATTTCAACCTCTTTCTATCTCTCTGTTTCTGTGAATGTTCTCGGATGCACTCTTTGCACCAAGACTGTCTATTGGTTGCGGTATGTGGGTGAAAGTAGAACTCATCTAAGTCTAGTTGTTCACCGCTTCTATTGCAATTCTTATTACCACAAGTTTTGTTATACACAGCGTCTAGCTTGCGCATTAGCTCAGTCATAGAAACTTTGGCTCTGGCTACATCTAGCTTGCGTGTTGGTCTATTCATATCCATCAGTCTCCCTAGAATGGCAGGTCGTCATCGTTGTCTGGTTGTCCCGATGCTGTTGGTGCAGGAGCGTAGCCCTCTTGGTCATCACTTCGACTGCCAAGCATCTTCATTTCATTAGCAACAATCTCGGTAGTGTATCTGTCAGCACCGTCTTTGTCCTGCCACTTTCTAGTTTGGAGCTTACCCTCAATGTAAACCTGCTTACCTTTCTGTAGGTACTTGGCACAGATGTCAGCTAGGTTAGCCCATGTGACGATGTTGTGCCACTCGGTATTCTCTACCCACTCACCCTCTTTGTTCTTGTACTTATCTGTGGTAGCTATAGAGAAGCTACATACTGATGTGTTGCTTTGTGTAGTCCGTAGCTCAGGGTCTTTTCCTAAGCGTCCAATTAGTTGTACTTTGTTTAGCATTTCAACCTCCTAGTTAATTGTATCGCCATTATAATCAATGACATCTTCTCTCTTATCTTCGTACTCAACCTCAAACAAGCTCTCAATCGCATCTGTTATACCTAGCTTTTTAGCCATTCTATTCTGCGTCCACTGAGCCAGCTTGCCACAGAAAACTATACCCCACAGGCTAAACCTGATGATGGTTATGTAGTACCAAATCTTAATTCTGAGTATCACGCCTCATCCCCTTTGTTACTTGCGTTATCTCTCACATGTTCCCATATACCCTGAACACGCTCCCACTTCATATCCATATCACCATAGACAGTGTTTATTACTACAGGAAGATTATCCTCACCACCTGTAAGCTCTGCCAAGTAAACCCAAACCCATCTCATAACCTCAGCCCTACGCTTCACATCAAGGCTCTTTAAGAACTCTTGAACTTCTACTATCTTAGCCTTGCTAAACAGGTACTTCACATTAGCAATGTCTGTCCTGATAATCCTACTCACGCCCTCACCAAACATCTGCTTGAGTCTTTCCTCGACCTTGTCAGGGAACGGAATAGCTGTGCCGTATTTCTTCCTGACACTATGGATGGCATTTTTACATTGCTCATCCGTATACCTCTCCATAACGCTCAAGTAGTCCTTAACCTGCGATGTATTTAAGTCCTCGTTGTAGTGAGAGCCAAGACTCACTATTAGTCCAGTCTTAAACTTCTCGTCCAGTAACTCCATATCCGTATCAATAGCCTCTACTAAAGACTCAATGCTCCACCCTCCCTCTGGTCTGTCAATCACTTCGTTAATCTTGCGTAGCTTTCTGGTGTGCTTGTTCTGCATCCTTGCGTTAGCAGAAGCCTCTGCGTAGTCTGGATACTTCTCTAGGATACTATCAGGAGGGTCGAATACTTTAGACTTAGAAAAGTAATTTAGCCCCTGATGCTCAAACCAGTTTGGCGAGAAGTAGTGATCGGTGTTGTAGCGAACAACCAAGTCAACAGTAAGCAACTCTCTGAGTGCTTTCTTTAATCTATCAAGTTCGTAGTTCCCCCAAGGATGCAGTTTCATTTTGAACTCAGACTCAGTAGCCTTAACTTTACCATAGTCATCACTGAGTGTTATGATGCCAAAGAATAGCAACTGTGCATCTATTGATAGCGGTGCAAATCTTTCATCTTGCCATATACCGGGGTCAATTAGTCTAGGTCGCATTCATCCCCCTTTCCAAGTAGGCAGAACAGTAGTAATGAGTTTATTGGAGCGAAAGGGGTAACTCCCTCATTATCCACTGCCCTGCCTGTGTATGTTTGATGCCCTTTCATCGTTCCCCTTGTAGGAAAGACAGTCTGGTTGCCAGTACTCCGTTACTGTAGCCTCCATGCAACGCACCCAGACTGCCTAGTTAGTTATTTCTCTGCGGATTTCCGCTCCATTGCCAACCTGATAATTTGTAGCTCTGCCTCAATCCTGATAGCTTGCGCCTCATTTAGCTCACCGTTCATATTTAATAACACCGCAGTAGCCTCAATCTCATCGTGCATTTTCTGTAGTTGCTCAAGAGTCGCATCGGATAGTTTTCCTGATACATTCATTTAACTTTCCCTCCTTGAGTGATTTCAGGTGTTTATCAATAGCCTCTGTGTCGTCCAAGAAACAGATAAGATTATTTTTGAACCCAGTGTTAATCACTACTGCAGTTCCACCGTTGCTAAAAAACTTAACATGAAAAGTTACATAGCGGTCGCGTTTTGTCCTATGCTCATCCAGTGCCTCAACAATCCCAGCTAATGTTTCCATGTGCCTTTGCTTCATTCTCCACAGCCCCACTCGTAAGCCAGCTCATCAATGTAGTCAGAGTACTTAGCGTTCAGCATTTCAAGTGAGTCCTCGTTCAAGTCAGAGCCATCATCATCAAACTCAGCCTCGTCTACATAGCCTATTACGAAGTTGCCGTCTCGCTCCTCCTCGTAGATGATAACATGTGATATAGTTCTGCCGTAAAGCATCATTGGATTTTTAAGTTTCATCACTCATCCTCCAATACTTCTAGCTGGATTACATCTAGTGCGTTTGCCTTAACGACTCCCATAATACTAGCATCTGTTCGCTTTAATCCACCCTCATGCTTACGCCACTTTTTCAACCATTGCTCCTCAGTGCCGACATACACACCATCAGTAAATACTTCCTGCCCCATAAGTATCATGTGTGTTAGTTCTGCTTTATTCATTACTCGCCTCCTTAGAAATCAGGGTAATTCTTAATGTGCTCACGATACTGTTCAACTGCCTCCATAATTGTTGATGCAAGTTTATTAGCATCATCGTAAGTACTCACCATGTCAAGGTTGGTACAGGCTTCGTTGATGACCCTTTGAATTGACCGTACCAAAGTAGTACCTGACTCATCAAGTACGCCGTTGCTCCAGTCAGATACATATCCCTCGTAGCCTGGAATCTGTGTTTGTCTTCGTTTAGCCATTGGCTTCCTCCACTCTGCGTTGAACTTCAGCGTCCCATGCGTTACATACACACACAATGCGTCTTAAAGTTACATTAACAAGCCATGACTTTATAATAGGCATCGGGTCTAATGGTTTACCCTCGCACTCAAGCTCCATTATGTTGTGAAGGCAATAGTCTTCCTCGACAGCTAATACTATGTCTGCAAAGTCACTGTAAAAATCATCGTTCTTGTTCTCTAGCCGTTCGTCCCACCAATCATAGAACGCGCCATGATTTTCCGTCATAGACTCAAGCTTTCTCTGCTTGTCTTCCTGCCGTTGTAAGTGCTTGTGTGTTTCTTGTTCTATACCCATGATTTTCCCTTTCTTTGAGTGTGGGGCTGAGATTATCTCAACCCCTGTGATGTAGTATAACCTATGTTTATAACCCTGTCAAGACAGAGTTATAAATTATTTACTTTTGTCAACCTGTACCAACTCAAACCTAGGAATTACAATCCCTTGCTTCTCCCAGAACCTTATCAGCTTCTTGACCGTCTCCAAGTGTGGTGTCCCTACATGCTCCTCAAGGTGCTGAATCGTAGGTCGTGAGATTTTGATTTGAATCGCAAGCTCACTCCTGCTTAGACCAGACCTCTCTCTGATGTCTATCCAGTCGGTAGACATGTACCTCAAGTAATCAGGTTCAAGCAGTCTGTTCCTCTTGGCGTGGTAATTTGGCTTACCCATTACTTTTCCTCCAACTGCAAAATCATCTTGCATCTTGAACACTCGGCTATCATTTCGTCTAACCAATGTTCTGCTCTTGCTTGGTCGCTATGCTTTTTGTAAATGTTGCCAATATGCACAGTAGATTTGGACTCCTTGATTTTTCCCAGTATTTCCTCTTTAGTAGCCTTGTCATCCTCTGGTGTGATGGTTGGCATTTCAGCTTCTTGTTGTGCAGGTTCAGGTGCTTTCTTTGGTTTTGGTTTTGGTGCAGGCTTGGTTGCCTTCGACTCGTTGTTATACTCGTCTGTGTCTGCGTCCTTAGTGTCATCTAGTAGGAACATTCCGTTGGCTGCGTACTTGCGAGCGTAGGAACTTGCCGTTCCTGTTATTTGACTATCGTCCATTCCTTTCCTGTCCTCCGTCTCCCTTGCACACGCGGTAACCTGGACAGCCTCGCCTGAGAGCGTCAAGGTTAGCTCTGCTTCGACATAGTACCTGTCGCCTATGTGTCTGATTGAGTCAGATGCAGTGAGCGTACAGTCACCCAGCAATGGCTTGACAGCCTTGCAGATGTCCTCAAAGTTTCGATACATATACTTGCCAAAGTTATTTCTCTGGTCTTTTGGGACATGAAGTCCCTGTTGGATTCTTGCCAGTTCTGAGTGAACTGTTTTCTTAGCTGTTGTCATTACCTACCGTCCTTTGCATTTGGAAATTCCTTGAATACATCATCAAATAAAACGCCATCAGTTTCTCGCCCGTCAACGCTCATTCTCTTTCCTCCTGTTAAGTCCTGTTATGCTTCTATAGGCTTGTTAAACGCCACAAATCCAGCTTGTCCGGTAGCTTGTCCGGTGATTTTTTGTCATTCATTATTTTCCTTCTTTCTGTCCTGTAAATTAAACTCCAAGCCTCTCTCTCAGTGCTTCAGGTAGATGCTCAATAGAGTATACCGTGTAGCTACCTTTAGTCAAATCTTTACTGACAAAGTTTCTTTTTGTTTTAGCAAACACCACCCCATCTTTCTCCAGATTATCATCACATTCCTCCGTTCATGTTTACCTCATCGACACAACTTATTTATATGTCGATATTTTCCCAGCATTTACGCTATTTACGCCTTATGTGCCGATTCAGCTCATATACACCCCATATCAAGCATGTGGTCATAGACAGAACTGAAAGAACAGCCATCGCCATCATGCAAACAGGTATAACGATTTCAACAATTTTATCTAGCATTATTTACCACCCCGTTCCGTTTAATAAAAGTACCAGCCTTGCCAGCAGAACGCCAGCCAGCATCCAGCCAGCACGAGACAGGACTATGCTCAGCCTGTTGAACCTGTCATCAACTGTCTTGACCCTGAACTGAGCAGTAGCCAGTGAGCAGTCCTCCAACCGTTCGAGGTACTCCACACAATCCACTGCCTGACTATGGCTAGTAAACATTGCCTTAGTCTCCCACTTGCCGAGACTCTGCTTTTCTTGCAAGTGGTACATTTTACTCATCTCTCAACCTCCTAATTTTCCCCACATAGGCTAAACAGCCTGGTTAGCCAGGATATAATCCTGTAGTTTGATTTTGGTTTAACCGGTTCTGATTTGTCCCATGACGGGCCGAGTGATCTGACTGTTTTACTTACTGGCATTGCCTCCATTTTCCCCAGCATATCATCGCTCATATTTTCCCCGCTTTTTTCAGAAACAGCCTTATAGTGAAATAATCCCCACTACTTTACTATTTCAGCCTTGCATAATCTCGATCTTGCACACTGCTAGTGCCAGCGTAACCGCCAACAGAATTATAAAAGCAATGCTTTTTAGTGTTCGCATGTTCATGATTTACCCCTTCCGTTATTGGTGTGCCTGGTAGGGTTTAGTTGTTGCTTTCATTGTCCATTACCTCCAGTTTTTACCAGAAAATCCTTATTATACCTTCGTACCGTTAGAAAATCCTTATTATACCTTCGTATCCAAAAATAATCCGGTCTACTTATCATTATAGCCATCCTTCCGTTATTGCCAGTAATACTAGCAAGGTAATTATCATTGCTACCTGCGCAGTCACTAGCTTGTGACTATAAATTGTGTTAATCATTACTGCCACCGTTTTCATTGTTCAATTCTCCTGTTAGTGTTAGGCAACCTGAATGATTGCCTCGGTTTAATTATCGCAAGTCTAACAATTCTACATCATCGATAAGTGGCAGTTCGATTTCCAACTTGCCATCACTCTTATTAAAATAGATGCTTTCTATCGGAACTTCTGTGCCGTTTCCGTCCGACACTACAAATGCGATCGCATCATCAATGTAAGTATCAGAACTAGTTGCGTCGGACATTGCCTCTTCAAGTTCGCTTATTAATCTTCTAATATCCATTCTATCTCCTCCAGATTCAAGTGTTTGTGGTATGTTCCAAAATGGAACCAACCACTTTTTCCCAGATTTTCCCAGTAAACGCCTTATTACGCCTTTATCGCTCATTGTTCGATTACCTCCTGAATGATATTTTGATTATCGGAGTCGTGTTTCCAACCGCCCGTATGTTGGATACTGAACGGTTCGAGCGACAAATCAAATGTATTGATTATCTTATCACGAATACCCAATTTGGTTGATGTCGCTGATTGTTCACCATGCGCCCAGGTGACAACACTTGTACCGTTTCTGTCTGTAACTATATATTCCAGTAGCATTATTCACCCCTTACAGGTCAGCGTTATATTTATAAGTTCCGTCTGTAAACTTGCTTATGTTGATGTTCATTGTTCAATCCTCCAGTTTTTCCCAGATTTTCCCAGTAAAACGCCTTGTTACGCCTTACATAAAAATCTATCCTACGATTTTACAGGACACAAGCTGCCATAGTTGATAGCTTGTACCTTGTGGCCTCTCGATTAGGAGGCCACAAGGTATCGTCAATCAGGCGTATACGCGGACTTCAACGAGGTTTCCGCTGCAATGTTGAGAGCTACCGTCTCGCGCCATGAGTTCAAGTTCAGTTGCCAGCTCCTCTAGTGCATCTTGATCGTTGTAATAGCTGCCGATCTCAACGTAACCGTGACGTATGAAGCCTACGTTGCAAGAAGTGCCATAACTGAGCCTGTCACCTATCCGCACAATAGTCCAGAGATCATAGTCGCCGTCGTTTCTTTTCAACTCCATAATTCCAATGTACTTCTCTGTTTTCATTGCTCAATCCTCCAATTTCAAGTGTTGGCAGTCCAGAGCGGACTATCCGTAAAATGCCATAACCGTGACCGTGTCTGCTAGGGCGTTGGCGGTTGCCCTGCATTCCAGGTTATCAATGTAGCTCCAGAAGCTACTTTCAACCTCCCGTTGAGCGCTAGTCTCTGCAGATTCAGCCAGTTGCAAATCGAACAGCCTGCCGTTTATAAATGCTTCAATGCTTTCGAGCTCGGCGTCGCTTGCGTGACAGTTACCAGTAGCTGTAAGTTCACAATTCCAGTGTTTTGTTCTTTTCATTGTCCAATCCTCCATTTTCAAGTGTTTGGGGCAACCTATCCGCTTACCAGTATCCGTTGAATCTCAACAAGACTCTTCCCGTATGTACCGTTTCGCTTCTGACGCGAAATGTTACGCTCCTGAAGGTAACTATCATAGGTTTGCTTATCAAAACCTTCAGCCTTGCAATGCTTATGTAGGCGGTCAATCTCAATGCTAGCTTGCTTCCAAGCCTTTGTGTCATAGCGGTTCATCATCTGAATCTCTTGATTGTCCACTATCTGTTTAAATGTCTCTTTTTGTGTTAGCTTCATTGTGACCTCCAGCTTGAGTAGTGTCGATTGCTCTTCAATCAACTTGAAGTAACTATAACTATTATGTCGGCAAGTGTCAAGTGACACTTTACTTTTATTATTAACCAACTCAATAATCCCTTGCCAGGCTTGAATAAACAGACATAAAAAAAGATTGTAAGCCTGCACCTTGCAACCCTGCGGGAGCAAAAAGTGTCAAACCAAAGGTTACAGTTTAAGTATCAGCAATTCGAGTAGTGTAGTAAAGTAGAGTAGTAACCGCACGCGCAAAAAGTCGCAAGCGACGGAACCAAGAAACCGGAGCCGGAGCCGGCGGTAGATAGTGAGTCGGTTTGGCATCCATTATGGCGCACCACCTCCGCCTTGCTCAAAAACCATACGGCTGTTTTCTTACCAGTCACAAAGTACGCTGGGTGGTCAGGAAGTTACCGGTCACAAAATACGCAAGTGGTCAAGAATTTACCCCTATGCCCGTTGATAGATACCCGACCAGATGAGAGAGGGTGAGATAGAGGGGTGCTATGAGTCCCACGACTATAAAATCTGGTAAAATAATGGGCACTGAGCTTTCCGGCAGGGTTAGAGCTGTAGATTTTGAAATATTTTTAAAATTATTTTTAGTATTGAGGAGCTATGAATTGGGGATTTGTGTTTTTTGGGAAAGCCCATTAATGGTGTGATTGGCTTTATAGTGTCAAGTAACATTTCCCTGTGTGTGTGGTTTGTCTATTCTCTACTACGCTTTTCTTGTCTAATCTAATCTTTGTATTTGGATTAGTTTTGAAATAGTTTAAGGTTAGATTTTTATTTATATCTACGATTGTATTTGTGATTAACTAGACATGGGTTAGTATTGGGTCTAGGTATATCTCTACGGTTGTTTAACCTTGAAGATTCGGAGTGTTGCTCCGAGATTGCAGAGAACAGACCCCTGTTTTATGCGGTTTATGCAGATAGTTGGGGCATGGTTAATGAACTGACTGGGAATACAGGGTAGTTGGATTTGTTATACCGCATCGGGTATATTATATATGGTATGTGCTGGAATACAGCTAGATAGGGTATAATTTATTAGCTGGGGTTAGCTTAATTGGTAGAGAACAGGTTGCATACTGTGGATGTGGGTTCGACTCCCGCACCTCAGCTATATTAAGTTATCGTGTTGAGTTTTTATTATGGTATTCGGTTGTGCTTGGATAGTATAGTTTGCTTGTTTGGCTCTATTGGCTAATATAGTTTACTTTCACATTTAGGATATGGTGTTGAATTATGGCTGGTAAAAAGAAAAAGGGTGAGTCTTACGGCAACACTGCTGTGCGCAGGGTTGAGATAGCTAAGATGTATGCTAGGGGTGTATCACCCACTAATATATGGAAGAACTTAATTGCATTCCCTGAGTATGAAGGTATGTCATTAAAGACTATCTATTCGGATATTAGGAAGATTAAGGAAAAGTGGGGGGATGCTTATAAAGAGCTGAACGATTTAGAGAACCCTCGGCTGGAATATGAATTAAAGAATGCAGACTTGCGTGAGATGGCTCTCAAGGAATCCGTCATGGAGGACGGTCGCAAGGATGTGCGTAACATTAAGCTTGCATCTGACTTGGATAAAGATTTGGCTAAGGTTCAGGGAGTATATAGCGAGAAGATAGTTATTCAGGTAGAGGATGCTCAGAAGCTAATTGCAAGGATAACTGATATTATTGATACTGAAACAGATGGCGACCTGCGTGAGAGAATGATGGATAGGCTGTTGTCCGTTGCTGAGGAGATTTAGACTCGTCTGCCATGTGTAGAAGGAGTTCTGCTTGCGCTAAGGCGTGAGTGGCATATAGCTGGGAGGCTGTTATGGATTACGGACACGGCTCAGGTTTCCGAGCAGTTCTTGGGACTCTTGCCATTATCCTAGTTTGCGTTACGGTCGGTGCTGTTTTATTTCAAATGTTTTAGAGCAGATAATAACAAGGATGTTAAATCTTGCCCGGACTTGGTTCAATACTACGAGAAGAAATAGGTGAGAGGCTTAATAAGTCCTCAGATGCTATTGAGGCTCGTAAAGATGTTAACAAGTTTGCTGAATACTGTTTTATAGCTGACGACAGCAAGCACTTTGTGCAAGCACCACATCATATACTACTTCATAAAGTTCGTGGTGAATCTGACAGGCAGATAGTTTGGTTTCCTGTAGAGCATGGCAAGACCCAGCAGGCTAAAGTAATGATACTGCATGAAATGGGTCGTCATCCGTCACAGCAATATGCTTATGTTTCATCTAAATCCGACCAAGCGACCAAGTTCGTAGCATCAGTTGGCCGTGAGATTATAAAGAACATCCGGATTAGCGATGTCTTCCCACACTTAAAGCCTCAACAATCTTCTACATCGAGAGCTTATGAGCAGTGGGGCGACACCGCAATTCGTATTCAGGGCGCACCTCCCGGAGCTAAAGACCCATCACTTGCTGCTTATGGTATAGATGGTCAGATTCTAGGCTCAAGGCTACACGGTATTGTGCTGGATAATATTTTAGATAGGTCAAACACTCAAACTCAGACCATGCGTGAGAAAACTCTAAGCATAATTGAGACAGAAATTCTGCAGCGATTGCTTCCCGGTGGTTGGATTTTGATAATCGACACCGCATGGCACATAGATGACGCTTTGCACCAGTTAAGTAGACGAGAAGGCTGGGATAGCGTCAAACTGGACGCAGAGGTTGGAATTGTCGAGGGTGATGAAAGTTTGTGGGTATCAAGGTTTCCTCAAAAAAGACTTGAGGAGATTCAGGGACAAATGGGGCAAGTTGCTTACGACAGGACATATCGTAACAAACCCCTCTCTGCAAGTATGGATTTGTTCAAAAGAGAGTGGCTTTACAAATGTCAATCTCATAATCATAAATGGTTAGACAGCTATT